TGAATCAGTAAAAGAGGTTAATTAAACTGAATGGCATATAGACAAAAATTATCTCAGGATACAACAACCAGTATACCTGGTGGTATCCCCACAATTGGTAAAGTTGTAAGTTTAATTAAAAAATTAATTAACAATCAACAATTTGATTTTTATGAATTAGAAACATTTGAAGTAACTAAAGTTTTAGTTGATTATGAAGATTTACCAAATCTAAAAGATGGTCAACCAGATTATTCTTATTATGGTTCTGTAGCAGGTAGATTTATAATTAATAAATCTCAAGGTATAAAACCACAAGATGGACCACAATTAGTAAGACCATTAGACCCAAAAATAAAAAATTATCCTGTTGTTGGTGAGGTAGTTGTTGTAGCTAATTATAACGGTAAAAGTTATTACTGGAATACATTAAATAATTTTAATTTAGTAAATGAAAATTCAGTTCCTGGTATAAGTTATATAGGAACAGGAGAGACACCACCTACTTCATTTACAAAATTTGGAAAAAGATTTGAGAGAAATGACTCTATTAGACAAGTAAAAGCAGATGAAGGTGATTTAATATTACATGGTAGATTCGGTAATTCTATAAATTTAGGAAGTAATGATAACAAACCAGTTATAAAAATTCGTTCTGGACAACGCACTGATATACAAGGTCCAATTGTGGAAGACGATAGTGATGAAGTTAAAAGTTTAAAAAATACCGTTAATCGTGGGGGACCAATACCAGAAGATATTAATAAAGATAAAAATTCTATATATTTATCTACAGATACAAAATATAATATAAAAAATTCAAATAGTAAATTTAGTCCTTTAGAAGCAAATGGCAATAATATTATTATAAACTCAGATGGATTGATATTTAATGGTAGAAATGGAAATGTTAATATTAGAGCATCAAAAGATTTAATACTTGAAGGTGATGAAGTTTTTATAAAAGCAGCTAAAGGTCAAACTATAAAAATGGGAGATCCAAAAGCAATATTTATACCAACAATTAATGGTAAAGTAATGATGGAATTTATGACTGAAGTTATTGATGTATTAAATAAAGGATTTTCAGCAATAGGTAAAGCTACTAATCCACCAGGTCTTGTAAGTGCTGCAAAAGATATAGCAAAAATAGTAGGTATGCAATTACCAAATATAATTGGTATTATAACGGAAAAGAAATTTTTAAATATGGACGTAATGACAGCAGACCCAAATTTTAAATTACCAGAATTACCAAAATTACCAGAATTACCTGAAGTACCTAAAGTAAAATTACCTGATATACCAAAACCAGATATATCAGTACCATCAGTACCTGATATAGGTGTTAATATGGAAGACTTAGAAACTTTAGAAAAAGTAAAAAACCTGTAAGGAGTTAAATATGACTAAAAAAGGCCTTGTAAAAATCATACAAGAAGTTGTACGTAGAGAAGTTAAAAAAGAAATAAAAAAGATATTTATAAAAGAGAATAATTCTACTCAATTAAAAGATATAATACCACAAGTTTTAGAACCAAAGGAAATGGTTAAACAAACACCAGTAAAATACACTACAAATAAAAGTTTAAATGAAGTTTTAAACGAAACTGTTGGATTATCTAAGTCACAAACAGAAGAGTACCCAACTATGAGTGGTGGTAAATTTGACACAAACCGTATGAGTGAACTTATGGGATATGGTAAACCAGAAGAAGTTAAAAGAGATATGGTAGCAGTAGATACTTTACAAAAAGCAGGTAAATCTATTGATGATGTACCAGAACACGTAACAAGTGCTTTAACAAGAGACTATAGTAAATTGATGAAAGCAATGGATAAAAAGGATAAATAAATGCCTTCGAGTGCTAAAGAAAAAGATTTAAATCCAGATGTTTATATAGGACTTTCATATCCTATTAAGAGTGGTAAAAATTTAGATTTTAACTTGACAAAAACTACTTTTGAACAAGCAGAATATAATTTAACAAATTTACTTTTAACTCAAGTAGGAGAAAGAGTATACCAACCAGAGTTTGGTAGTAATCTTAGAAGTGTCTGTTTTGAACAACAAGATGATAACTTACCTGATACGATTAAAATGAGTATTGAAAATACAGTTGAACGTTGGTTACCATATATTAATATACGTGAAGTAAAAGTTTTGACAAATGATGGTAATACGAGTAAAATTTACGTTCAAGTAAAATACTCAATTACTATTGAATCATTTAAAGAAAATACTATATTAGTAGCATTTGATTCAATAACTTAAATAGGAAATATAAATGGCACGAACAGATGTACAAAAGAATGTAGTAAAATCAGTTAATTATCTTAATAAAGATTTTAGCGATTTTAGAGATAATCTAATCGAGTTTGCTAAAGTTTATTTTCCCAATACCTACAACGACTTTAATGAATCCTCACCAGGAATGATGTTTATTGAGATGGCTGCGTATGTAGGAGATGTACTTTCATATTATATAGATTCACAGTTTAGAGAAACTTTATTAGCCTATGCGGAAGAAAAAAAGAATGTATATAATATTGCACAGTCATTTGGGTATAAACCTAAAGTAACTTCACCATCATCAGTTGTTTTAGACGTATTTCAAGTAGTTCCGGCATTCAATGAAAAACCAGATTATAGATATGCTCTTAATGTAAAAGCTGGTATGACAGTTAAATCTTCAGCGACAAATGCAACATTTAGAACATTAGAAGATGTAAATTTTAAATTTTCAAGTTCTTATGACCCTCGTGTAGATACTGTATTTGAAAAAAATGGTAGTACTCCTACAAAACATTTATTAAAGAAAAAAGTAAAAGCAGAAAGTGGTGTTATAGTAACAGAAACATTCTCTTTTGGTTCTGCAGAAAAATATTCACAAATTAAACTAGGCAATGCAGATGTAATTGAAATCATTTCTTGTATAGATAGTGATAATAATACTTGGTATGAAGTAGATTCTTTGGCTAGAGATACAACTTTTGTAGATATGGAAAATAATTCTACGAATGACCCAACATCAGTTAGTGATAGAGAAACTTCTCCGTATATTTTAAAGTTAAAGAAAACTTCTCGTAGATTTACAGTTTTTATAGATGATAAAGATAAGACAACTTTAAGATTTGGAGCTGGTATATCAAATAGTCCTGATGAAGAAATCGTTCCAAGTCCAGATATGGTTGGTTCTAATTTACCAGGTAGTCCATCTAAATTAACTACGGCTTTTGACCCATCAAATTTTTTAAAAACAAAAACATTTGGTTTAGCACCTTCAAATACAACACTTACAATTAAGTATGCATTTGGTGGTGGTATTGGTGACAATGTTAATGCAAATAGTATTACAGAACTATCAAGTGTTAGTTTTGATATACAAGATGCATTATTATCAACTGCATTAGTACAGGCTGCTAAAGATTCAGTATCAGTTATTAACCCAAAACCTGCTACAGGTGGTTCATCTGGTCAATCAGTTAGAGAAGTCCGTGAGAGTGCACTTGCATATTATCAATCACAGAATAGAGCAGTTACTAAAGAAGATTATATTATTAGAACTTATTCTTTACCATCCAAATATGGTAGTATAGCAAAAGCATATATGGTACAAGATGACCAGTTAAATGATTCAACGGGTCTTGGTGAATTAGAAAGAACAGTAACTCAAGACGATGTTGATAACAAAAGAACAATAAAATCATTACAGGTAAGAATTCCTAATCCATTAGCTATGAACATATATACTCTTGGATATAATTCAAATACTAATTTACAACCTTTAAATCAAACAACTAAAACCAATTTAAAAACATATCTATCACAGTACAGATTAGTAACCGATGCAATTAATATTAAAGATGCGTATATAATAAATATTGGAATTAATTATGCAATATTAACAAAAGTTGGATTTAATAAAAATGAAGTTTTAACTAGATGTACTGCAACATTACAAAGTTTTTTTAATATTGGTAGATGGCAAATAGGTCAACCTATTGTAATGTCAGATATAGCATATGAATTGTCATTAGTTGATGGGGTAGCTTCAATAGTAGCACCAAAACTAAATAATCCTAGTACTTTACCAATAGTGATAGAAAATAAGTATAAAGTACAAGATGGGTATTCAGGTAACTTTTATGATATTCAAAGTGGAATAATTAACGGAGTATTATATCCAGCTTTAGACCCAAGTATTTTTGAAATTAAATATCCTAACACAGACATCAAAGGTGAAGTTGTCGGTGATAATTTAGGTATAGTGGAGTAAGTTAATGCATTATTTTGAATTTTCAAATAAAGATACAACAATATATGAACAAAGTAGTAGTTTAAATGCTGGTCTGGATGAAATATTAGAAATTAGAAAAGACGTTAGCCAAACAGGAGCTACAGTAGATGTTTCTCGTATTTTAATAAAGTTTAATTTAGGGTATATTTCCAGTTCGATAGTATCTGGTTTAATACCAGAACCTAGTAAAACTACTAGACGAGGTTCAAGATACTACTTAAATTTATATGATGCAAAATCAACTGGATTGGCAGTTTCTC